GAGCATCCTCATTATTATTCTAAGTGTCCTAAGTGTGCGGGGCATCGTCCACATTAAGGATTGTTATGCCTGATTATTCTTTTCGTAAGGGTGTTAGTGTTGATAAGGTTATGCTTGGTGAGATGCTTGGTGCGTTTCCTGAGAAGTTTGGTTGGTTTCTTAGTGTTGGTTACTTGCCGCATTATTGGCAAACCTTGTTTCATGCTAATAGTATTGATGGTAGGTTGGTGCGGTTTAGGCACTTGGTAGCGGGGCGGCGTGGTGGTAAGACTCTTAGTGCTGCTTGGGAAGTATTATTCTATTGTTTGTTTCCAGAACAGTTTCATAAGGATCTTCATGGTACTGATCGGGATGATCCTTTGTGGGTGTGGGCTTTGAGTGCGTCGTATAAGGTGGGTCGTCCTTCGTATCTTACTATGCGTAAGGTCATTACTGATGCTGGTTTGATTATTGGTAAGGATGTTAAGGAGAATCGTGGAGATTTAAGGTTCGAATTTGCTAATGGTTCGCTCGTTGAGTTCAAGTCGGCGGAGGATCCACAGTCTCTTCGTGGTGCAGGTTTGGATATTCTTTGGATGGATGAGGCTGCTTTCATTAAATCAGAGGAAGCGTGGCTGGTTACTCGCCCCTCTCTGAGTGATAAGCAGGGAATGCTTGTAACTACTACTACTCCGGATGGTAAGAACTGGTTTTATGACGAGTTCTGGGGTACGGATGCTATGAAGGATCATAATATTGGTCGGGTAGAGTATCGTAGTATTGATAATCCTTACTTCGCTAAGACAGAGTGGGAGTATGTTAAGCGTCGGTATCATCCACTCTTGTTTAATCAAGAGTATTGTGCTGCTTTTGACAGCATGGCTGGCCGAGACTTAGCAGGAGACTGGTTAAAGTACTATACAGAAGAAGATTTGCGGGATGATGAGGGGAAACCCTTAAAACTACGCAAATATATGGGCGTAGACCCAGCAGTTAGCATGAGTGGGAAGGGCGACAGGTTCGTTATCAGCGTCGTAGGCGTATCAAACTCTAATCAAGTCTTCTTATTAGAGCAATACGCGGCGCGTATCCCGTTCGCGGAACAATTGGAGAGAATCGAAGAGTATTATATTAATTGGAAGCCTGAAATCATCGGCATTGAGTCGAATGCTTATCAGGCTGCGCTGGTTCAGCAGGCTGAACGTTTACCTTCGATGCCTCCCATTGTTCCTATCTTCGCTAAAGGTAAGAAGTACGAGCGGATCCTCGCTATGAGTCCACTATTTCGTATTGGTAAGATCCGAGTCAAGAAGGATCATCGTGATTTTATTGACGAGTGGATCAATTATGATGCTAGTATGAGCAAACCTAAGGATGACTGCTTGGATAGTGTTGAGATCGCGCTCAGATGCGCTGGAGCCTTGCTCGGAGACTATGCTACAGAGGCTAAGCCTAATAATAATTTGCCTGACTGGGTGCTGGCTGACAGGCCGGGAGCCAGTCGTAAAGAGAATTTTGTTGATGACGATATGGGGAGTATGTGGTAATGTTAGAGAAGTATGAGAGTGGTCGTGTTTATGATATGATTACGGGTGAGATGGCTGTGCGGGGTGAGATGATTCTGGATACTGGTATTCGGACTATTATGTATCGTCCGCCGCGTAATAATCGTACTATGTTTATGAAGGAGTCTACTATTGTTTGGTTGGCAGAGAAGGCAGGATACTCTCTTGTTAAGCGTGATGACGGAGATTCTGGACACGCAGAGGGTGTGGACGGAGCGGATGTTGGCGTTGGAGGAGGAGAGGCTGCGGTTGGAGCGGTTAAGGTTGGAGGGCGCAAAGCCTCTAAGTGATGCTCCTATGGGTCAGTTGCGTGTTAATGAGGATGAGCAGGACGCTGATTGGGCGTTGCGTCAGGGTATTATTGATCCTGCTGAGTATAAGGACTTGTTATCACAGGCTGGTTTATTGCCGAGTGATATTGAATTTATCTAGGGGGATTTAATTTGTTTGAGACTGGTGACAATTTTATGGAGGATGTGCCTGCTGGCTATGCTTCGGCTGCCAGTCTCGTTAAGCGCGTGGATGATTTGCAGCGGCAGCGCGATCTTATGGAGCGTGTCTGGAAGATTAATCTTGCGTTTTATAAGGGTAAGCAGTACGTGTTTTATAATAAGCGTTCTCGTCGGTTGGAGTCGTTGGCGACTGAGGATGGGGAGAAGCCGCGTTATCGTGTGCGTATTGTTGCTAATCAGATTGCTCCTAATAGTATGGGCTTGTTGGCTCGGCTTACTAAGTCTAAGCCTACGTTTTTTGCTACTCCGGTACAGGCTTCGTTTGAGAATTTGAAGGCTGTTGATGTTGCTGAGAGTCTTCTGGATTTTTGGTGGGATCGGTTTAGTCTTAGTGAGAAGCGTGAAGAGGCTATGTTGTGGGCTATTATTTGTGGTAATGGTTTTTGGAAGATTAGTTGGGATGATAAGACGGGTTCTAGTATGAAGTTATTGTTGGATCCTGATAATAATAATCCTATTATTGATCCTCTTGTTGAGCGTTTGTATCGTGATAATTTGGAGGCTATGGGTGTTGAGGCTGACCAGTTTGAGCGTGAGGTGTTTGAGGGTGATGTTCGTATTGATGTGATGAGTCCTTTTGATGTGTATTTGGATGATACGGCTAAGGTGTTTGAGGATTGTAAGTTTGCTATTTGTTCTCATGCTATGAGTGTTGATGAGGTTGAGAAGCGGTTTGGTGTTAAGTTGAAGCCGAATGCTGTTAATACTTATCCTGATGAGGCGTTGCCGGGGTTGTTTACTAGTAATAGTAATCAGACTAAGGAGAATGTTCGTCAGGTGTTTTATGGTTACTTCTTGCCTACGCCTGAGCGTCCTGAGGGTCGTGTGGTTATGTTTACTAAGGATCCTAGTATTATTCTTTATGATGCTCCGTGGCCGTATCCGTTTAAGGAGTTGCCGCTGGTGAAGTTTCCGGGTATGCGTGTACCGGGTCAGTTGTGGGATTCTAGTGTTGTTGAGCAGGCTGTGCCGTTGCAGAAGGAATTGAATCGTACGTTGTCTCAGTTGATTGAGTATAAGAATCTTACGTTGAAGCCGCAGATGTTGGCTCCGGTGGGTTCTTTGCGTCAGCGTATGACTGATGAGCCGGGTGCTATTTTCGAGTATAATCCGGTTGCTGGTAAGGTTCCTGAGGCTATGCCTATTCCGGGCTTGCCGGGTTATGTGGTGCAGCACTTGCAGGATATGGGTCAGCGTTTGAAGGATGTCTTTGGTTTGTCGGAGATTATGCAGGGTACTGTGCCTCCGAATGTTGAGGCTGGTGTTGCTATTGATCTTCTTCAGGAGGCGGCTACTGATCGTCTTGCTCCTCAGGTTCTTATGATGGAGAAGGCGTTGGAGCGTTCGGGTAACCTTATGCTCGCGTTGGCGCAGACGTATTATACTGAGCCTCGTCTTATGATGCTTAGTGGTGGTGCTGGTTCTAAGCCTCGTGTTGAACAGTTTGAGCATGCGGATGTTTTGTCTGGTGTTCAGATGAAGGTTGAGGCTGGTTCTGGGTTGCCGCGTACTCGTGCTGGTAAGCAGGCTCGTGTTATGCAGATGCTTAATATGGGTATGATTACTCCGAGTAAGGCGTATAAGTATATGGATATGGCTGATTTTAAGACGCTTCAGGCACAGTTTCAGGCGGATGAGGATCAGGCTATGCGTGAGCATGATAAGTTGATTGATGGTATGGTTATTAATGTTGCGGCTGCTGGGGATGCTCAGGCTCAGATGATGAGTCAGATGCAGAATCCCGAGTTTGATCCTGAGACTGGTGAGCCTATGCAGATGGATCCTGCTGTGTTGCAGCAGAGTATGGATGCTGGGTTGCAGCCGTTGACGTTTGAGAATAAGCAGGCGCATCTTGATACTCATGGTGGGTTTATGAAGAGTGCAGAGTTCGAGTTGTTACCTCCTGATGTTCAGGGCCGTTTCTATAAGCATTACGAGTTGACGATGCAGGCTATGACTGCTGAGTCTAATCCTCCGGTTGAGCCGCCTCGTGTGTCGCTGCAGTTGCGTGGCGCTGTTGGTCCGACTGTTGGTTCTAAGATGCTTAATCAGGCTGGTGTTGAGAATGTTACTCCTGAAGAGTTGTTGGAGCCGCCGCTTGATACGGTGGTTATTGATAATAAGGATAAGCCTAATGTTGGTGAGGGGCTTCCGGGTGATCAGTCTAAGATTCAACAGGATCTTCTTAATAAGATTATGGAGCAGGATATGCAGAATTCTCAGCAGCAGCGTACTGCTATGTTAGAGGAGGCGCGTAAGGTTGGCTTCTAGGACTGAGTGGACGGATGAGGCTAAGGCGCAGATTTATGTTCAGTGGATTGCTAATGATAAGAATGTTCGTAAGACTAGTAGAGAGTTTGGCATTCCTCATGGGACGTTGCGTTATTGGACGAAGGAGTGGGAGGCTAATGGTCCTCCTGAAGAGTTGAGTGATATTATTGCAAATGATGCTTACGAGTTTGTGCATCACGCTAATCGGGTACGCGAACAGGCTATGCTTAAGTTGGAGGAACTTATTCCTCAAGCCGAATCGAAGCAGTTGTCTGCCATCGCTACTGTGGTTGGTATCATGGATGATAAGATTCGTCTTGCGTCCGGGCTTGCTACGAAGCGCACTGAGAATACTTATGTGCTTCCTAGTAAGAGTGATGTTAAGGAACTTATGGGCGCATTTGTTGATGGTCTTGTTAGTACGGCGATTGATCGTGCTGATGAGATTATTGATGTAGAAGTAGAGGAGCAACCCGAATACGCGGGACTCTTAGCGAATAAGGAGTAGATAGTGGAGATTGATATTGAAGGCGCGATGGATGCGCTTGTGCCGGATGAGGTTATTGAGGACACGCCTGTTAGCGAAACTCCCGTTGAGGAGCAGATCGTTGAGGAATCCTTTAGTGGTCTTGATCCGACAAACCTTCCTGAGGATCTTCAGCCGTTCTATAAGAACATGCAGGCTGATTATACTAGGAAGACTCAGGAGATTGCCGAACAGCGTAAGCAGTACGAGCAGTTAACTGAGTACGGAATTGATCCTAATTATGCGTTGGAAGCGGTTGGCTTCTTGCAGCGATTGGACACTGATCCTGAGTTTGCTCGGGATGTAGTTCGTCACTTATCATCGCAGCAGGAATCCCCAGTGACAGCACAGCAGCCTAGTGAAGACGTTGTTCCTAATAATGGAGAGGGTTACGATTCTCTTCCGCCAGCGTTACAGGCCGAGTTGGAGCAGATGCGCCAGTTCAGGTCTGAGATTGTAGAGGCTCAGCAGCATCAGGAGATGCTGTCCGAGTTAGAGTCTGAGGAGACTCAGATTCGTGCCCAGTATCCGCATTATAATGATTCGGACATTGAGCATATTTATAGTCTTGCGTATGCTACTGATGGGGATTTGTTTGCTGCACAGCAGATGTATACTCAGGTGGAGCAGGGAGTGCTTAATAAGTATCTTCAGTCTAAGCAGGTACCTATGGGTGCTACTAGTCCGGGTGGCCTTGCGGCTACTTCGGTTACTGGTAGTCATGCTAGTATTGATGACGCGCATAAGGCGGCTATGGAGTTGGTTCGTAACCTCAATAACTAAAATATTATTGGAGGTTTAACATGGGTGCTACCCTCGTTACGCTTAGCAACATTCTCAAAGAGTATTACATGGGGCCGGTTGTTGAGCAGTTGAATAAGGAAGTTCTTCTCTTGTCGCGTCTTGAGTCGCGGTCGGAGGATCTGGTTGGTAAGCGTGCGTATGTGCCGCTTTCTGCTACTCGTACTAGTGGTATTGGTGCTCGTTCTGAGAACGCTGCGCTGCCGACTGCTGGTAACTTGTCGTATGAGAAGGCTGTGTACGATCTGAAGTACCTGTATGGTAAGGTTAATGTTACGGGTCCGTCGATGGCTAAGACGAAGAGTGAGGCTGGCGCGTTCCTGCAGGCTCTTAAGTCCGAGTTGGATGGTCTTCGTGTTGATCTTCGTAAGGATCTTGCGCGTCAGGTGTATGGTGCTGGTACGGGTACGATTGCTGTTATTACGGCTATCTCGGCTAAGGCTGCCACGGTTAGTGGTGTCACGGCTGCTGCTGGTGATTGTATCATTACGTTGAAGGCTAACTCTTCGTCTGGTTATGAGGTTGGCGAAGGTTATGAGGCTATTAATAAGGGCCAGTTGTATGTTGGCATGAACATCACTCTTAAGACGAGTGCTGGTGTTGACGTTGCAAATGGTATCGCCATTCCGATTACGGGTGTGTTCCCGAATGCGGCTTCTGGTGTGCATCTTATTACGGTCACGACGGCTACGGCTCCGACGTTCGCGTCGGGTCAGGTCATTGTTCGTGCTGGTGTTGCACAGTACTCTTCGACTGAAGCACCGAGTGCTTCTAATCCGGGAACGTACTCGTTGTCGGATGAGGTTGATGGGTTGAAGCGTATCGTTTCTGCTGAGTCGTTTGGTGGACTTACTGCTACGGGTAGTAACTCGTGGTGGGCTGCTCAGACGGTTACGCCTGAGAATGCTACGGCTACTAATGGTGTTCGCGTCATTGCTTTTGATGATATTCAGAAGGCTATTAACAAGGTGCGTAATGCTGGTGGAACTCCGACTGCTATCGTCACTTCGCTGGGTGTCCAGCGTGAGATTTATAATCTCTTTCAGACGATGGCTATCTATCAGGAGAACATGCAGTCGCCGGATTATTCGGCTGGTTTCCGTACTCTGATGTACGCTGGGCTGCCTATTGTTTCGGATCTAGAGGCTCCGTATGGTACGATGTATATCCTTGACGAGTCTTCGCTCAAGGTGTTCTCGGATCAGGACTTCCACTTCCTTGACGCTGATGGTATGACGCTTCGACAGGCTGGTAATGTTGATGCGTTCGAGGCTGTCATGGTTCGTTATATGAACATGGGTGCTACTCGTCGTAACAATCAGTGTGTCATCAGCAATATTGCTGTTGATGGTGCTGGTAACTTCGATCAGGGTTTCTAGTCTATAAATTATGGGGCAGGGGGCTGCGGCTCCCTGCCCTATTCTTATGAGGAGGGTTTATGCCTAAGAAGGTGGATGATATTGTTAAGGCTTTGAAGCGAGATAATCCTTCTTGGCCTCCTAGTAAGGTTTATGCTATTGCTAATGCTGCGTATAAGCGGTCTAAGAGCAAAGGTAAGAAGTAATTATGAGTACTACGGCGCATAATCGTTATAGTATTATTCGTTGGAAGCGTAGGCGAGGCTTGTGAGTACGCCTGCGTGGACTCGTAAAGAAGGTAAGGATCCTGAGGGTGGCTTGAATGCTGCTGGTCGGGCTGCTTATAATCGCGCTAATCCGGGTAAGCCGGGTTTGAAACCGCCTGTGAAGAAGTCTGAGGCTTCTCGTAGCCCTAAGGCTGCTGCTAGGCGTAAGAGTTTTTGTGCTAGGATGATGGGTATGAAGAAGAAGAATACTTCGTCTAAGACTGCTAATGATCCTAATAGTCGTATTAATAAGTCGTTGAGAGCGTGGGATTGCTGATGAGTTTATGGTTGCCTAATGGTAAGGATTATCGGGCATATAAGGTTGATCGTGCTGTGCGTGAGCATGATGAACGGCTTATGTTTGCTCGTAATCCTGATACTAATGATTGGTGTATTTTTATTCGTATGCCGGGTGATAGGGATCCTTTTCCTGTTATTGGTTTTCAGAATACTATTCCTGAGCCGCATGAGGCTATTGCTAAGTTGAATGCTGGTGATACTCGTAAGCATGGTGATCGTCTTCTTTTGGAGGCTCGTCGTGCTGATGAGGAGCGGCGTAAGGCGCTTGATTATGTTAGTGAGCAGGCGGCTAGTGAGAGCGTTGAGCATGTGGAGCATTTGATGCGTAAGCATGGTAAGAGTCCTATTATTAAGAGTGTGAGAAAGGTGGTGGGTACGGATGACGGTAATGACTGATTGGGTTGATACTATGGAGGATTATGGTTTTGATGATCTTGATCGTACTACTCTTGCTCGGCTTCTTGATGATGCTCATAAGGAGTTGTGTTTGCGTGAGCCTTGGCCTTTTCGTGAGAAGCAGGAGTCCATTACTCAGGCCGCTAATGATGCTAGTGTGAGCACTACGCTTCCGTTGGGTCAGGTTCTCGCGTTTGTTAATAAGACTGATAATATTGTGTTAGAGCCTATGCGTACTGATTCTCAGTTAAAAGATTTTGTTTATGATTTGGATACGATTGGTTCTCCTACTCATTATTATTTTATTGGTGATGATTTATTCTTGTGGCCTACGCCGGATGCTGGTAAGCAGTTGCGTATTAGGTTTCTTACTAATCCTTCGACGCTTGTTGAAACTAGTGCTGATACGAGTATTCTCTGGCCACCGCGTCACGATAGTGTCGTATTGTATGCGGCTCTTAGTAAGGCGTATTATATTAATGATGATCCGCAGGGTGCGGCTATGCAGCAGGTCATGGAGGCGAGACTTCAGACAGCGCGTGGCGACTTGTGGATGAAGCAGTATGATCGTCCTGATCGTGTTGTTATTCTTGATGATAATGATTTTGTTTTCTAAGTAACGAGGGGGGTAGTTATGAGTTTAGAATTTACGGCTGTTCCCCCGGTGCCTAGGGGTATGAGTCTTGCTGGGCCACCATTGTTTATTGATGATGCTTATTGTCGGTGGATGCAGGATGTGCTTGTTGATCGTCCGGGTCAGATTCGTATGCGTGGTCCTTTGAAGTACTGGTTGGCTAATGCGGCTATCGCTAATAACGAGTCGGCTCTTGGTGCGTGTGAGCATTATACTACGAGTAATGATTGGCGTGGCGCTGTGTTCTGCGCTACGGGCGTGACGAGTGATGGTGCTGCTCCGTCTGGCGATGCTAAGGTTTATGTTTATAAGAAGGTTGGTGGTATTGCTCCTGTTAATGCTACTGGTATTACGCTTCCCTTTAAGTTGATTACTAAGTATGATACTACTAATAAGCGTTGGATTAATAATACTATTATTAGTGCTAATCCTGCTTTGCATGATGGTGTTTGGATTACTGTTTTTGATGATGTTACTAATAATGATCTTGCTAATAATGTTGCTGCTTTGTTGTATTGGCGGGGCGCTGGACTACCTACGATTAATATTGCTAGTGGTAGTTTTAATTTAGGTACGAATGCTGCGCTTATTAGTCATAATAGTATTGCTGCGGGTACTGTTGAGAGTGGTATGTTTGTTTTTAGTAATACTGGTGGTCGTTATCTTGGTACTGTTGCTAGTGTTGATACTGTTAATAATACTGTTACGCTTGAGAAGGATATCCTTGGCCTTAGTCAGAGCGAGACTTACTCTGGTACTATTCGTTATATGAGTTTTCGAGGTTTTGTACACCAGTATGGTCGTGGTCTTGCTACTAATGATGGTGGTAATTTTCTTACTAGTGGTCGGCTTGGTTCTGATTCTGAGGGCTTGTTTAGTGCTGCTCGCGTGACCGTTAATGCGGATGATGCTACTCATGAGGCTACTGTGTATCGGCAGTCTGATCATGCTTATGTTGCTAAGGTTGTGTGGAATGGTACGCAATCTAATACGCAGGTTGAAATTAGTAATGGTACTAGTGTTGCTAAGAATCGTTTGCAAGACGAGAATTATTTTATTATGCGTAATGATACTAACATGTATAATAGTGGTCTTGCTCAGGACTCTTTTAAGTTCCCTATGGATCTTAATAATCGGAGGCCAGATCAGCGCCCTAATACGCCTACGCTAAGTGGGTCTACAGTTGCTGCGCCTGCTCCCGGCTTGTTCAACGCTACCTATGCTAATCGGCAATGGTTTGCTAGTTTTAATACTAATAGCACACAGTATGATAAGTTTATTAATCGTGTCGTGTTTAGTGGTACAGATAATTCTGAGAATATTAACTTGTGTCAGGACGCTTCTGATAGTATTGTTATTCCCGGTAAGGAACCTATTCGTGGTATTGCTGGGTCTAACGCTGGCTTGCTAGTGTTCGTAGAGTCTAAGACGTATATCATTAAGGGAACTAATCGTTCTAACTTCTCGTTAGAAGAATTGTATCCTGATGGTACGTTATCTACTAGTAGTATTGTGCAGGTTGGTGGTGGTGTTATCTGGGCTGGTAAGCAGGGCATCTATTATTATGATGGTG